TAAATCCTGCATCTCCACCCCATAACGCCCAAGCAATTCTGCCGTTTGATGGATAGCCCTTTTCACCTTGATTAAAACCTTCAGCTTTTTTAACGCCTTCTTGGCGACTAAAAAAACTAAACATTCTTTTGACTGTATCGTCTGATAAGTTTTCGCCAGCAACAATTTGTCTGGCTCTTACAGCTCCAACTCTAGTACCACCTCTGCCAAATTCTTCGCGCCAATCAAGACCTCTTTTAGCTTCAGTTTTCATCCCTTTAGTCGGATAGTTACTAACTGGCATTTTCTTCTTCTTCCTCATCAGCATTAAAAGGCTCGCCAGTTTGTGCGTTATATTTTGTGCCGTAAGGTTCGTACGCTAAATCAATATTAAACTTTTCTGCGAGAGCTTGCTGCGCGTCTAGTTCTGAGAAGTGTTGTGATAACTCTTTACCAGATTGATTAAGTACATCTTGTATTGTTAGTAACCCATTATTGATACCAAGCTGATTGCTTTGCATTTCTTTTAGAGGATCTACTGAATGGTAACCTCTTGCAGCAAATTCACATGGATCAGCAAATTTTTCATATTTATCTATCGGTAAATTAATATTACCAGTTGTCATTTCTTGCGTTAACCATGCTTTGTAAACAGGCTTGCAAAAATGATCTATCATAAAAGTTTGTAAAGTTTTAAAACCATCTCGCTCATCTAATAGACCTACTCGCGCACTGCTGTAACTTGTCTGCGTTAAGTCATTAGAAAGTGACGCATAGGATAACCCTAGACCAGAAGCTATTGTTCTAATCATAGCCTTATCAAAACTTTCAACATTAGTGTTTGGATGATTCCAGTTAGCAAACTCAATATCTGTACCGTGAGGTAAGACATCAATTGTAGCTGGTTCAAAATTCATTGCTGGCATATAACCATCTTCATCTAAGTAACTATCGGCAACATTATCTTCACCAGTCGGTGTTCTAATAAAAGCCATTTTTGATGCAGCTGCTTTTGACGCAACTAATTCTGATAATCTAAAATCTTGCAACCATTTTATTGGTGTCATTACAGATGCTAGTTTATATGGATAACCTCTAGTCTGACCAAAGCGCTGCGGTTGAAAAATATGCAAAACATCTTCTGCTGGTATTCTTACAGAGTTAGTCAGTTTTGTATCTGGTATAGATTGAGCGTAAGGAGTATTTGTTAACCAATAACCTAAAGGCTTGTCAGTTAACTTATCAACCTCAATCCCCATTTTAATTTCACGGTTATTACTTAACTCTTTATTTAATCTACTATCTAAATAATCTGGTTCTAAAAATTTTAACTTTAATCCAGATGGTTGCCTAATTAGTTGAAGCATCACTTCGCCATCTCTAATTAAACCTTCTAACACCATGTTATAAATATCGAGCATTTTAAATCTGCCGCTAACTTCTGGATTAGTGCAGAAATTATTGTACCAACGGTATTCAATAAGATCGTTTGCAAAATCATCAAGAGTGCCATCAGCATCTCTTGCGTGAACCATAATTTTAAAGCCTTGCTGATTACCAACAACGCCCTGCTTTAATACTTGAAAGTATCTTTGAACGATTGGATTGTTTCTTGATAGATCCCTCGTTCTATTTCTCATTATGTTTAAGTTAACTAACTCAGCATCTGGAGAAGATGATGATGCCTTCCAGTCGTTAAATAATCGACCAGAATTTGTACCAGTAAAATGCCGTTTGCTTTTTTTCTTTTGTTTTGTAAAGCGATCCCAAAATGCCATGCTTAAAATCCTGATTTAAAATTAAAGCGAACTGTTTGTCCTGTTTCTAGCCCTCTCCGTGCGCGATTTTTTCTTTGCTCGGCTACAACTATTCTTTGGTAATAATCTTTTGCTTCAATTAGTTCAGATGGTGTTAGCTTTGTAATGCTTCGACCAGCTATAGAGTAACTGCTATCAACAAAAGATTTACCTTCTAGTGCTGCTTTTATTTGTTCTAATACTTTCTCAGCATGAGATCTTAAATCTTGTCCTGTATTCTGGAGATTAAAGTCTGGCAATACTTCAAGATTACCCTCATATACTATAAATCTATCTGATCCACTCGTTACCCATCCTTGTCCGCTGTAGATAGATGGAGCAATATCATCAGTATTAGTTTTCGCATAATCTACTTTGTGTGTTGTGCCGTCAGCTGTAGCTGTAATATCAAAAGAGTAACGCCCTTTGGTTTCTCTAAAGTAATAATTTAAAGCCCATGTTCCTGCTGGATAATCAGAAAAATCTTTTTTCCAACGCCAAGTGCTGCCTGCATAAACTTCCGCAGGCTCAACAGTTACATATTCTTTACCTAAGTCGCCAATTGTCATTTTGATTGCACTCCTAAAGTAAACACGCGCACCATAGTTCGACCTTGATCTGTCGCTATAGTGTTTGTTAGTTCGTAAAAATAGCCGTCTTTTCCGCCTGATATAAAAGCTGAAGTCGTAGTACCACTTGTATTACTTGATACAACTGTTAAATCAGAGCTGCTAACTGTCCATGACGAGCTACTAATACTTTCAGCTGAAGCGATAACACTTGACCAGTTAAAACCATAATCAAGTATTGCGGCAGCACTCTTAGTGGCATCGACCTGAGATTGTATAGCAACGGCATTTGGTGATTTGACCATTGCTTACTCCTCTTAACCGCTAAGCGTCCAAATTCCTGAAGCGTTAATTGTAATCTGAAATGTACTGTTAGTTGATGATACAGATGCAGATCCAGATGAAGTATCTAAATCTACATAGCACATGAGCGCATCAGATGCGTGTGTGTCATCATAAATAACCGCATATTTTGCAGTAATACTTACTGCTGATCCAAATGATATATCGTCTGAATCAAATGTAACCGTGCCGCCTGTTTCATTAACAGTAATATTTGCTAAAGTTTGTTGACTATAATCTGAGTCAGTAACTTCATTAGTAATATCTGAAACTGTAGAATGAGTTGCTGCTGGCGTATAACTTGAAGTTGTTAAAAGAACTTTAAAAGTATCGCCATTCATATCAACATCAGCTTTTGCTAAATGTTCTTTAAAATCATTGTAAAATGTCCATGATCCTGCTGCCATTTTAATCTCCTAAATTAAGCTGCTTTTATTGTGCCGCCACTAACTGTCTTAAATCTGTTATCTTGAACTATGATTAAGCCACCAGTGCCACCACTACTTGTAATAACCGTAACCGTGTTACCAGTTATTGTTAAAGATCCTGTTCCTGCTGAAACATTCACTTCTATTTGTATTGAAGCTGTTTGACCGTTTAGTGTTAAGCTGCCAGCTCCTGTAATAATTACATTATCACCATCATTAACTGATACTTGCTGACCAGTAAGCGTTAAGCTACCAGTAGCAGGATTAGCAAATTCATCTTCGTTAAATTCAACTTGCTTACCATCTAATGTAAGTGATCCAGCATTAAGCGGAATAACATTGCCAGTTATCGCTGTTGCCGATTGTCCGTTAATATTTAAACTGCCATTATTAGCAGTTGGATTTATACCTATAAGCAAGGTACAAGCCTTACCGTCTATTGTTAGTGTTGCTGTATTTGCTGTAACATTAACTGGAACATCAAATGTTGGTGCAAAACCAGCTAAGCTAAGACTGCCTGCGCCAGCTGTTACAATCTCTCCTGTATTTTCAGTAACACTCTTACCAGATAAAGATAATACTGCTGTATTTGGCGTAAGATTTATTCCTGCGTTTTCTGTAACACTTTTTCCGCTTAGCGTTAGAGATCCATTACCAGCTTGAGCATTTTGACCAATAACATCTGTTGTTGCTTTACCAGCAATTGTTAAAGATCCTGCAAAGACTGGTATACTGTCGCCATCTTCTACATTTGGAGCAAATGTATTTAAACTTAAAGATCCAACACCAGCTGTAACTAAATTACCATTTACAACTTCAACTGCTTTACCTGATAAAGATAAAGATGCAGCAGCTGCCGTTAAATTAATACCGCCTGCAACTGTCGTAGCTTTACCAGACAGCGTTAGCGATGCAGTAGCTGGTGTTAATACAATGCCTGCATTCTCTGTAACTGATTTACCAGATAAGCTTAAACTTGCTACGCCAGCTGTAAGTATTACGCCAGTAGCAATTGTTGCGCTTTGACCTGATAAACTTAATGATCCAACACCAGTAGTAACTTCAACTGGTACTGTAACTGTGCCAGTAGCAGAAAAAGTATCTTCTGCAAAAGAAGTAAAACCAAAAGACATTTTTTATGCCTTTAGAGAGTCGTCATTTATTCTTGGATCTACCCAATCATTATTTAAAACCCAACCATTATCAGAAGTATAATAATACTTATGACCATGCCATTCTGATTCTGGGTAATCATTAACATCTTCATAAAGTAATGAATTTGTATCGTTAATATCAGCTATAATCATTTTTTGACCTAAATCAGTAACAGCTGTTTGATTTTCATTCATCTCAATTACAGCATCGTCAGAAAAAAAATATAGAGCTAAATTTGCTTGAACTTTTCTTATCTCTGGTATTACTGCATTAGTTTCTGGATCAAGACCTTCTGGTGTTACATCATCTGCCTTATCATTATTGCATGTTATTACTTTCATCTTTTTATCCTTTTATTAAAAATTTTGTAGGTGCTGTTGATACGCCAATTTCCTTATCCGAAGAACCAACAGTTTGAGTTGTAGTAATTGCACCAGTTGTTTTATTTAATATAACTAATTGTCCAGTTGATAAGTTTGATTGATTTGTATCAACAGATCCTAATGTTTTTAAACTAACAACATCAGTTGCTGACGCATCCGCTTGAGCTATGCCAATAAAATTATCTGCATAATTTTCTCTTAAAATTCCAATTCCTTTTAATGTTTGTTTACCAGTTCCCTTGCTAGTATCATCAAACATATTATACAAATATCGTTGTCCATTAACTGACGAACC